GTGCGTCTGAGCATTACTGGCTGCATGATGGATCGCAGCTCTGGCAAATTACTGGCTCCTGACGTATCCAGCCCCCATGGTGCATTCCATAATTTGGCATATCGCAAACCAAAGTCATACCATCCCCCCCGATAGACTCCCAGGCCATGCAGCAATGGCCACAACTCGATGGGTCTGTTTGGGATGGGTGTGCCTGATAGGGCATAAACTCTGGAAATGCGTTTCATCCATTTGAGTGCAGCAATGGTGCGAATGGTTTTGGGGGATTTGATTCTGTGGCTTTCATCCAGCACCAGAGTTTGATATTGGCCAAGCTCATTGAGTGAGCCTAGAACATCATAATTGATGATAGTGACCCCATCATTTCTTGCATTCTGTGCACTCACTTTGCCATTGACAACAGTAATGTTTCCATGGTATCCAAGTTTTTCAAATGCAGCTTTCCAGACATTTTTCACAATGGCTGGGCAAATGATCAGAGCTGGCAAATGTTCAAGTGCTGCAGCTGCCGTTGGCAATGTTTTGCCCACTCTTGGCTCATCGGCCAGGATGGCTCGCTTGGTGGTTAAGAGAAAATCTCTTGATATTTCTTGATGGGGGAAAAGCATTTTTGATCCAGTTTTCAGTTAATGAATCCTCAGTATATATTAAATTTTGTGAAATTGTGGGAAATTTTGAGAATTTATGTTATAGTGATTCCACCAACACAATTCGGTGTCGGTATTTTTTAAACTGTAAACTGGAGTAAATATGTCTAAATTTGTAACTGGCAAAGGCCGTTTTTCTTTCCTCAATTGGGCCAGTCCCAAGATCAATGAATTGTCTGGAAAAGAAGAATTTTCCACTGAATTCATCATACCCAAAGGTGACACACAAACCATTGCTGTCCTCAAAACTGCAATGAAAGCTGCACTTGATAAAAAGTGGAATGGAAAATATCCAGCCAATCTGCGCAATCCTTTGCGTGATGGTGACACTGAAACAAAGCAAGATGGCACACCATTGCCTGATCAGTACAAAGGCAGCTTTTTCATTCGATGCAAGTCAAATGAAAAGCCTGGTGTCATCGATGCCGAAGGCCTGCCCATCTTGGCAGCCAATGATTTTGTTTCTGGTGACTGGGGTCGTGTATCTGTCACTGCATATGCATATTCCCAAGCTGGAAACAATGGTGTAGCATTTTGGCTGAACAACATCCAGTTGCTCGAGAAAGGTGATGCATTAGGGTCAAAAGCCTCGGCAGTGGATGATTTTGGAGTGGCCAAAACCGCTTTCCAAGACTCTAATATTCCTTTCTAAACCAATATGTATCAATATCTGCTGAATCAATTTGGTGTTCGTTTGACTCTCGATGAAGTGGCTGGAGTGCTGAAAGTGCCAATTGGTACTATTTACAACAAACGCTCAAAAAATGAGCTGAGTTTTCGCACATACAAAGATGGACTCAGAGTGTTTGTGGACACCAAAGATTTGGCAGATTACTTGGATAAAACAAAATGAAATTCCCAAAGATAAAACAATACACACCAGCAGATAAAACCGATGTAATGACCACATGGAAACGATTCGGTTTTATCCCTCCAAGTGAAGATGCCAATTACCAGCGCAAATGGACACTGTATAAGTATTCAATCAACGCTGCTGATTACAATATCAAAAATGTTTGATTGGTTTAATATTTTTATGTGGGCAATCGCTCTCGGCTTGCTGGGATTGATTGCCTTTATTTTCAGCACCATTGGATTGATGGTTTATCTATATCTGAAAGAGCATTAGGCTCCACAGATTCTTTCGCATTGGTGCATCACGATAATTCGCTGCTCTGCACCAAACAATCCCCCATTGATGATCTCTGTGAGTTTGTTGTAATCTTTGGCTTGTGCAGCCTCATTGCATCTGTGCGTTTTCCAATACCATCCACCAATTTGTGCAGCATATTTTGGTGTCCGAGCCAGGTCAGGATTGTGGACCAGATCAATGCCCAATGCTTGTCCAGCATGATAAAAATTATCATGCCCAGTCAATTGACAAATTGCTGATCCTCTGAAACGCCAGCCATCTCCTGATGCCTCATCTCGATTACCCATACGATTTGAATAAATGTGATTGGCAATTTTTTCTGGCTGATGGGCATACTTTAAAGCCTCATCCATCGATGGAAACCGCTTTGGCCACAATTTCATCAGCGTCTCTGGCCGATAGTTTAAATTCTCACTCAAATCTTTAAAGTGATTTGACTCATATGAGAATTGGCCAATGAAACACGCCTGTTCTTCAAGTGTTGAAATGCCCCATCGATCAAATGTGTCATTGAGTGGGTTTAACCACTCAATACCAATTCCAAGTGCTTGGAGTTGTTCACCAGAAATCATACTTGCACCATAATAATGAAAAGAACTGCCACTATCAGGCACATTAAAATGATTGTTATTTTGTCATTCATATCAATGCAATAAAACGCCATTGTTGATAACAACTGGAGCCGTGGTCAATTTGGAAACCGCATTGTTCAGTGTTGATAAATCCATATTTAAAACTGTATTGTAGGCATTTGCTTGGCTTGCCAATGCGCCCACCAAAGTAGTGCTGTTGGTTGCAGCCATACTTGTCAAAGAATTGTTGGATGAAGTAGCCAAGTTTGTCAAAGCAGTGTTAGATGAATTACCCATGTTTGCCAATGAAGTGTTTGAATTATTGGCCACGCTAGTCAAAGCAGTTGTTGCACTACCAGCAATATTGACAAATCCTGAATTGGCATTGGCAGCCATAGAAGCCTGATTGTTTGATCCTGTGTTAGCTATAGAAGCAAATGTACCATTGGTGTTCATTGAAACTGCAGCAGCGTTGTTAGACTGTGTTGTGGCAACCTTGGCGTTTTCCATGATGCCAAAACCTTGAACAACCGTTGGCAAGAGCAAAGAAGCCCACTTGAAAGCATCATCACTTGCATTTTTAGGTGCGTCAATTCTCTGCTCTTGAGCACCACCCATGCCTCCCATTTGCATAGACATGATGGCAGCAACTGAAGCAGTTGGATCGCCTTTTTTAACCACTTCAGCCAATACTTGGTAGCGGGCTTTGTCGGCCTCTGCCTTGTATCTGGCAATCGTGACTTGTGTTTCAGAATATTTCTGATAGTCATTTGATGCACAACCAGCCAAAGCCAGTATTGAACCAAAAATTGCTAATTTAATCATTCTATTTTCTCCATTAGGGTTTGTCTGACTTCGTTATAACTGGCAATACAAGCGTTTAATGATCGGATGGCTTTGTCTCCATCGGCTGTGATGGAGATAAGATTTGCAGAAGCCTTTGCGTCAAGTTCGGCTCTTGTGGTTGAATCTCCGTTGGCAGCTCTGGAGGAGTCGGTGGCACATAAGGCATTGGAGGAGATGGGGATTGACAAGCGCACAACCCCAGACTGCACATCAGCAGTGAGCTTGCTAATTTTGGTTTGAGCTTCATTGTTGGCTTTCCTTAATGCTGATGCCGTTTGGTTAACTTTTTCATTTAACTCTTGTTCTTTGGCTCTTGCTTCTTGATTAAGTCTGTCAATTTCAACTTGATCTTCAGCCATGCGTCTTTGATAACCATGATGATCGCTGACATAATAACCTCCTGTAATAACTAAAACAATTCCAAGCACTTTTAAGATAAGTGCATGGGCCTTTAACATTGGTAGAAACCCGACCAAATATGAAAGGGTATATGCAATCACTCCACCGATCAGAGCAATGATTGCAATGTAATAAAGCATATCATTAAAAAACCAACTAAGCATTTTTAACGCTTTCTCGAGCTTGGGCAGTCCTCAAACGCTCCTCTGAGTTTTCCAATGTTGGTGGCCCAGATGGTGGTGATGGTGCAGTCCAATTGGGTGATGTGGCCATCATAACCACTGGAGCTGGTGGTGGTGGTGGAGGAGCCACATATGCTGCAGTATTGCCTTTGGCTGCATTCATCATGTTGGTGGCTTCATTGCTGATGCCCTTGGTCATAATACCGCCAATGCCCCCCACGATCAAAAGCACGATGTCATTGAGCATTTTGGTGAATGCCTGGTCAATTGGGGCCATGGCTTTGATTGGCTGGCTCACAAACATCACGCTATAAATCAGCGTGACCACAATAAAAAACAAAATCAAAGTCACAACAATGACTACAAATGCCCTGACTCTGACATCGATGTCATCTGCACTGAGTCTGTCCTTGGGACTGTTGAGTAATGCCAGCAGTATTTCCTTCAATTTTCTTCTCCAATATTGGGGCCACTAAATAATCTGGACAATCTTGATCAAACTCACATCTTGGCCTTTGACAAACATCTTTGCTAAAGTTTTCAGGGTCTTGGCAAAAATACCGATATTGATCATGGCAGCCAGCCAACAACATCAAAACAATCAAAATCAGATATTTCATTTTCCCTCGATTCTGGCCAAAGCCTTATCAACTCGAATTTCCATTTTTTTGACATCGGTATACATCCACGCCAGCAATGGCAAAAAAAGCAAAATAATCACCAAAAGCACAATAATCAAAAGAATCCCTAATGCGTCAGACTTATGATCAGAATCCATGCGTACATCAACATCAGCACTGTAATTGCTATAGCCACCAGACGATTTTGGATTTGATCCGCTTTTTGTCTTCGTTGCCATTTCGCCATCCTCTGCTGCATGATCTCCTCTCGCCTTGCCATTGCCTGAACTTGAGCAATCTCACCGATTTTCTGATTGATCCTCGAGTACAAATCCTTCAATTCTGGTGGTGAATGATAAATCATAAACTCTGACAATTCCTGAGATAATTTCTCAGCTTGCAGCCCAGCAATCACCAGTTTGATGGCAGTCTCTTGGCCAGATTCATCGCTTTGATGTAACGCCAATTCCTCCTGTTCTTTGATGTAGTTTTTTATTGTGTTGTATGCTTGAAAGAATTTGATCAAAGAATCACTCACTTGTTGATAAATGAGATTTTCATCAAACTCTGGGGGTTTTTGTTTTGTCTTTTTTTGTGTTTTTGGTGTTTCAGCTTTGGGTTTTACATCTGACTTGGAACCAAATAAAGACCCAAAAAACCCCCAAATGCCTTTTGCTTGCTTATGAACTGTCTTGGCATCTTTGACAATTCCATCAATTTCTTTGGCCACATCAGCAACAATTTGCCGACCTTCTTTGTACATCTCGACCGATTCTTTGATGAATGCGACCGCTGATGTGGCTGCTTGAATTAGAAGAAAAATCTCAATTTTTACAATCCAAAGAATTTGTGAACAAAGGTGGCTGCCACGCCTGGTCCAAGCAAAACCAAAGCCATCACTGTGTAGAGCAAATACTCAATCTTGGTCATTCGCTTTTCGCCAGCTGTTAAATGCTCTTGGATGACTCTATATCTTTCAGCACATACTGCCTCATGCACTGCCAGTCTTTTGTCGATTTCAGCGTCCATTTATGCCTCTGCTGGGATTACGTTTTGAAAATCATATTTTATTGGAACCGCTGACATTCTCAACAAATTATTGACCAATCGTGTGTCACTTGGATTAAATTCCACTGCTTTTTGGCAATACTGTGCAGCCAAGTCCTTGAATCCCAAATTCCATGCTGCAATCGATGCCAAATCATAGGGTAATTCCCCCCAGGCATTTGGGTCCATTGTGTAGACCAGCTCTTTGTTGGTGATGTTCAATGCCTGTCTGGCAGCATAAAAGCAAGTGTCCCACAATGATTTGTTATAGCAGTGCATGGCCAAATCCACCCATGGCTCTCTCGATGTTGGCAGCTCCATGGTGGCCAATTGATGCCATTTCATGGCCTCAGAATCATTACCGATGGCTGCATAACACTTGCCCAAAAGCCTCATTGCATAGCAGCGGTCATTGACCCATGTGGCTTCTGGCATGGCCAAGTATTTGTGCAATGCTGCAATGGCATTTTCATTTTGGCCATAGAAAAACAATTCTCGGCCATAGTAAAACGCATTTCTAGGGCAATGTGGGTCTTCATTGACCGCCAGCTCAAGCAAGGGTAAATACTGTGATCTGGACTTGGTATTGTCTGGCAAATGGGTGACCAGCTGCATATCAGTGTTGGCATAAACTTCATTGATTCTGTTGTCTGGTCTGGGATATTCATGCACTGGGTGATGGAATCGGTATCCATGCCTGGCAAAGATTTTCTCTGAATAGAACACAATGCCGTTGGACCAGTCAAATTTGTATCTAATCCTAGTCACACCATCGATCCAAAGCCGTTCAACTTCAGCTCGCCAGCCATCCTCGAGGACTTCATCGAGATCGAGTGAAACCACCACATCAATGTCTTTTGGCAGCAATGCCAGTGCAGCATTTCTGGCCAAATCAAACCGCCATGGTGTGATGCAGATTTGATGCACATCGATGCCGCACTCTTTGGCCAGCTGCACTGTCTCATCAGTTGAGCCAGTATCGGCCAAACAAATCAAATCAGCGTCTTTGCAGGATGCTATAAATCTCTCAACAAATTGAGCTTCATTTTTTGAAATTGCCGAGATTGCTATTTTCATTCTAAAGATGTAGGAGGTGTTTGTTGTTGATTTTTTGCTTCTTTCTGAACAGCCTCAATCAGTTGGAATACTTCTTGGAAAGGTTTAGTTCCCAAGTACGCCATGATGTTATTCACGAGTGTGGTTGATAAAGTTACTTTGTCCATTTTTATCCTTTAGAAATTAAAATTCCCATTGCGTAACCAATTATAAAAGCCACCATTGGATGACAAATAAACTTGATTACTTTTGTCATGCCGTCTGCCAAGGCAATTTAGGCGTAACAACAGTAGGATTGATCTGTGCGTTAATCATGCCATCCAATGCGGTCTGTGTGCCTGTTTGGTCAACGCCATTTTCATAAATCCAATTCAATACCTCTGCCTGTGTCAAATTAGCATAAGGAATGTATTGTTCGTTGGGGTTGTAAACAATGTTGCAAGTGCTATAAATCCTTGCGGTGTAGGGGATACCATTGTTTGTTTGGTCGCTAGTCGCAACGCATTGCCAATGGGCGCAGAACACGCAATCAGGTTGTGGTGTTGTTGGATATGCGTCTAGCGCAGAAATTGACCATACATAAGTATTCATATTAAGCTCCTTTAAGTTTAGCTACTTCAGCCTTGAGGGATTGAATTTCTGCGTTAAGTTCTTTGATTGCCGCAACCAAATACGGTATTGCACCAGAATTATCCATTTGTTGATATATAGGTTTTCCGTCCGCATCAACTGCATCTTTTTCGCCTGTAACAGACCTTGGGATAATAGCCTGAAACTCATGAGCCAAAAATCCTGTATCAGCTTCGTTATCAGAAATCCATGTAAAGTTAACAGGATTTAATTGATTTATTATTGATAGTCCTGTTGTTATAGGTTGTACATTAGATTTAAGTCTGTAGTCTGATGTAGTGTTGTAAAGAACTGCCGTTGTGCCTGATTGAGTAATAGAACCAATAACAGAACCATTGTAAACATATCTTTGATATGGTGTCCCACTTGCTGTTCCACTTGCATGACCCGTGTCAAATGTTGCAGTACCGCCACCAGAAAAAGATATTCCACCTTGAGCTGTTGCACCATTTGTAGCTGTTCCAAGATATAAACTTACATTAGCATATGCGCTTGCAGTACCTATACCTAAGTTACCACTAGAGTCAATCCTTGCCGCTTCTGTAGAGCCGTTGATTGCAAAAGAAATTGCATAATCAGATTGCAAGCCTAAACCAACACCTTGTCTGTGATAGATAATAGGGTGTGCAGATGTTGGAGCAGAAGCCATAGCAGAATTAAATGCAATATATCCTGTTCCACCTGTTCCAAGTCCATCAATACCTGCAACAATACCACCTAATACTTGTAGTTTTGCCCCTGATATTCCAGATGTCGAATCTGCAGTTGTAGAGTTAATTAATAAACGACCACTAGCATCTAGTGTCATTGCTTGGGTAAAAGATATAGCGTTACCTGCTGTGCCAATTGGAGCTATGTTCCAAATATGTTTACCTGCATTTTGGTTATATGATGTAGCATAATATGTAGATGTGCCATATTTCCAACCAGAATTGTAATAAGCATTATTTGTAAAATAACTATCACTTATGCCACTTAAAATAATATTTCCTGCAACACCAATTTCAAATGATTTGTAGCCAGATACACTAGATTGAGGAGTAACTCCTAATCCTAAATTAGTGCCGTCAAAAACCAATCCTGACCCAGTAGCCAAAGCACTTGTACTAGACGCATACACCACACCATTTGCTGTAAATGATGTTAGTCCTGTACCACCGTTTGTGGTTGCTAGTGTGCCTGTTACGCCTGTAGATAAGGGTAATCCTGTGTTGCTTGCTAACGATCCTGTTGTGGTTTGTAACGTGCCAGATGTAGGCAAAGTAACGCTAGTGTTGCCAGTAGCCACAAAAGTCTGAGTATATGCGCCACTATGTGTGACGTTTCCACCGAGAGTAATTGTTGATGAACCATTGTTAACACCTGTTCCACCATAAGTCCCAGTAACTACATTACCAGCCCATGATACTGAACCAGAAATACTGCTTGAATTATTAAAACTTAATGTTGCATTACCCCATGAAGCAGTGGCTGGCACATAAGAATGTACATCCCATGTTCCATTACTTGTACTATTGGTCAACAAAATCACATGAGCTGCGCCACCAGCTTGTAATGCAAGTATTGATGTCGATCCATCATGTGCATTGACTTGGATAGATGAATAAGTAATATTGTTGTTGAAATAAAATTTGTCCCCAACCGATAATGTTGTGGCATCAGGCAAATTGAACACTTGTGATGTGGTTGTGCCAGTCACCACTTGATCTTGAGCTGATGCAACTGTTAAGTTGATGGGTGTGGATGATGCAGTTGTAAATGTGGTATTTGGAATAAAGTTGTTTGCAAATACATTTTGATTTGAATCTCTCAAAACAACTGAATTTGCTCCTGATGTTCCATAAGATGATCCCCAGGCAGAGCCAGTTGACACTGCAATGCCAGCTGCTGGATAAACTGTTGGCCCAGCTGCGCCTGTAGGTCCTGTGGGACCAGTAACGCTTGGTCCTGTGGGTCCTGTAGGACCTTGAATACCTTGAATACCCTGAACCCCTTGAGGACCCGTAGGACCTAAAGCACCTGTTGGGCCTGTGGCCCCTTGAATGCCTTGGCTGCCTGTAGGTCCTGTAGGTCCTTGAATGCCTTGGCTGCCTGTCGGGCCTGTCGGGCCTTGGTTGCCTGTCGGTCCTGTAGGACCTTGGCTGCCTGTCGGTCCTGTAGGGCCTTGGCTGCCTGTCGGTCCTGTAGGGCCAGATGAATATGGCAAACTATTCCATGCAGTGGAACCATCACCAACTTTAAATTTTCCAGTGTTGGTTTCATAGCCTGGCTCACCAATCGCCAAAATTGGATTTGTGGTTGACCAATCTGTTGATGAACCTCGTCTGTATTGAATTTGTACTGCCATTTTTTAAACTCCACCACAATCAATGCTTGTAATGCCACCATAATTTGAATTTGGAGCACCGCCATCTAAATTTGAAATTACTGTGCTTGGCCCAGCTGGACCAATGCTGCCAACTGGGCCTGTGGCCCCTTGAATGCCTTGGCTGCCTGTCGGTCCTGTAGGTCCTTGAATGCCTTGGCTGCCTGTCGGTCCTGTAGGTCCTGTAATACTTGCGCCTGTCGGTCCTGTAGGTCCTGTAATACTTGCGCCTGTTGCACCTGTTGAACCTGTCGGTCCTGTTGGACCTTGAATTCCCTGAATACCTTGAATACCTTGAATGCCTTGCACTCCTTGTGGTCCAGTTGGCCCAATTGTACCTTGGCTACCAGTTGGACCAGTTGGACCTGTAATTGTAGATGCAGCTCCTGTTGGTCCAGTCGGTCCTGTAGGCCCTGTAGCTCCAGTTGGTCCAGTAGGACCAGTTGGACCTGTAATTGTAGATGCAGCTCCTGTTGGTCCAGTCGGTCCTGTCGGCCCAGTAATGCTTGGCCCAGTCGGTCCTGTCGGTCCTGTAATGCTTGGTCCAGTCGGTCCTGTCGGTCCTGTAATGCTTGGTCCTGTTGGCCCAG